GAGGGTCAAAACCTGTTCTACCTTGTTCTGGTAATTGACCTTGCGATCTTAATGCATCAGATAGTATCTTTGCTCTATCAGAGCCACCAAATAAAGCTGTAATCTCTTCACTTGGTATACCATATTCTTGTAAACCCTGTAATATTTGAGCTGTCTTACCACTAGAAAAAAAGTCACCAGATTGAATAGCTTTTAATATTTCATCTTCTTCTGGACTTCTAATAGATTTACCTGCTAAATTTTGTTCTATTGCGGTTAATCTGTTTCTTATTTCTCTACTACTTAATGCCATTAGTTTGCCATAAATTTTTTATATTCTTCGCCATAAAGTTGCTCTAATAACTTTAATTTTCTGCCTTCTCCTTTTTTCAAATCATCTAATAATTTTTTTAAAGTTTTAATAGTTTGATCTTTTAATTCTACTTTTACTTGACCTTCTGAATCTCTAATTTGTTTTCCTTCTACTTCTGTAAGTTGGCCCATACCTGTAGAACCTCCTCCTGCTTCTTTTAATTTACCTGTAGCTGTTACAAATACTGTTCCTTTTAAGCTATCTAATAAACCTATAAGTTGCGCTGCTAATCCTGATTTATTTACAGCAGCCATTGCAGAAATTCCTGCTCCACCTACACCCATTGCATTTATTTCAGAATATAATCTTTCTATTTCAGGTAAAGCAGATTCTAAAGCTGATATTTTACTTCTTGTTGTATCTAAAGCAGCAACATCTCCAGATATATTTTTTATATTTTCTACTCTTGTTTTTTCTGTTGATTGTTTTTTACTTTCTATATCTGATTTTTCTTTTTCACTTAAAGTTGGAGTTATAGTGTCATCATCATCAGCTTGCGTTGGTGTTCTTAATTGATTATCATCTCCAGTTATTATATCTAAAGAATCTGTTATATCACCTTCTTCAGTATTTTTAAGAATATCCATTATGTTGGCAGCAGTTACAGAACCAGTTGCTATTTGATCTGTAGGTAAGCCTATTTTGTCAGCTAGATTATTAGCTTGAGTAACAATATCTGTTAAATTATATTCTCTTCCTGCTACATTTGCTTTTGTTATAAAATCTGTAGCAAAATCTTGTATAAATTTTTGCCTTGCTGTAATAGCACCCTTATTCAGACTAAATCCTGATAAATCTGTTACAGGCTTACCATCCATAGTTTCTACACCCACAAAACTTCCTGCTGCGTCTGTTCTAACAAGTAATGTAGTGGGAGTTTGTCCTTTAAAAAATGTAGTAGGAGTTACCTTTCCTTGTTTTTGAGATTTGTAAATATCAAGTTCATCCTGTGATATATTTAAGTCAGCCATCAAATCTTGTTTGTTAGTTATTTTTGTCTCATCTATTGCGCCTTTAACTAACTTATCTAAAAAAGAAGGATCGTCACCAATAGTCAAACTTGATGCTTCAGCTTGTGGTGTAACTTTAATTTGATTATCAACTATACTACCTTCCGCTGGGCCACCTGTCATCTGCATTACGTCTCCTGTGGTTTCATCAAAATATTTATCATCTGTTAATTTTCCTGTAACTTCAGATTGTTTTAATATGTCAGCTAATCTAGTATCACGACCAGCTACATTTTTTGCTCTTTCTATATTAGATTGTGCAGTTATTCCTTTTAATATAGAAGAAGTTAAAGAACCTATAGGAAAATTACCTCCATATGCTTCTGCTGCATATTGAGAAGCTGGTGTACTTATAGATTGTTGAGCATCTAGAGCTGCTTGTTTTAACAACTCATCAACTAAAGGATTTCTTTGCCTGTATGCAAATAGATTTTTAGTAACTGCCATTACACTCTCTCCATACTTACATCTAATTGACTATAATCTACCATCATATGTCCAAAAATATTTTCAGATACTGCTGATGGTTTTACTTTCTTAACTTCTTGTGCGACTACACCTGTGTATCTTTGTGGTGACCAGTTATACTCATACTCATAAATATTTAAACCAGATTTAGATTTAGATTTATATTTTATATTTTTCTTTAGTCTTATATCTGACGCTACTAATGCAGGCCCTACTGTAGCTCCTATATCACCTATTGCTTTCATTTTAGCTCCGTATCCTGCTATGTTACTTCCGTATACATTAGTATCGTATGCTCCTTGTTGTTGTGCAGCAGCAAAAATAGGTGGAGGTGCAATACTTGTTGCTGGTACATCTAATCCAGTTGTTGCCACTGCTGGCGGTGGAGGTGCTTGACCTGCTAAAGTAGCAATCTCCGCTAATGGTTGCGTTCTTCCTAATAAGTAATCACTTACTTGCCTGTCTCTTATTCTTTCTCTTTCGGCTACTCCACTTAAAGCATCACTTGTTTGAAAACTTCTTAACCCTGTAGCTCTGCCTAATTGAGCATCAGCTAGTGCTTGTCCTTCTCTTATAGATTGCTGTGCCAAGTCTCTTAATGCATCTTGGTGTACTAATCTTAATTCAGATAACGCATTATTGTAAGCAACAGTTCCTTCTGGTATGCCTGCGTTGATTAATCGTGTTTGCAGATCAACAATTTCTTGCTGTTGTTGAGGTTGAATCCTATTTAAAGCTCTGTTGTAATAAGCTGTTTCTACTCTGGTTGCATAATCGTCTATATTTCCCATTGTTGGAATAGCAGCAAAATTACTTCTATCTATTAATCCTGGCTGTGCTGATAAATTAGCTAAACTAAACGCATCCTGTGGTAATCCTGCTAAATAATTTCCTGCTGTATCTAAATACTTATCTGTTATACCGACTTGTTTTTGTCTTTGAGCTTCATATTCAGGTCTTAAAGTATAATCTTGCCTAAATCTATCCCCACCTAGATCGGTTACTTGCGTAATATCATAAGGAGAGTAAACATCAGGTCTGTTCATTCTTCCTTCTAATCTAGCAGTTTCTACATTTGCTGCTCCTTGAGCTTCGGCTGCACCTGCATAATCTGGTGCTGCTGGTGGCTTTGGAGGACTAAATATATTACCAATAAAACTCATATTATTTCCTTTCTTAACAAGACTGCTTTTCTTTTATAACCTTTTAATGCTTTTTCCCAACCCATTCTGCCTAAAATGTCAACATATTTATATTTTTTTTCTTTTGCATACTTTATAATCTTTTTTTCTAAATTTTTCAAACTATTTAATTCTCCCCCTGCTAAACCTATGCGAAGTGAATCTTGATAATCTGCTGTTATTACTACACTTTTTTCTTCTATAAAAATTTGATATGTTCCATCATCTAAACCTTGCTCTATTTCTTTTTTGCTTAAATTATCTGCTATGTTAGTAGCAGGTTTTAATAATTTCCATATTTTATCAGATAAAATCATAAACCAACTCCTTCCTCATAATATATATCTGTACTGTGCCATTTAATACTTTGGGCAGTTGTGCTTGTTTTAATTCTTATTGCCGCATTCCATCCTATATCAGCAACACTTCTCCATACTAGCTGTGATGCTATACTTCCTGCCCATTCATCATCATCCCATGTTGCTGTATCCCAAGATGCACCACTTGTTGTAGCACTAGAGGGAGTATAAGTAGCTGTTCCATCATTAAAGTCTACATCAAATCCTATACTAACTGGTAAATTGGCATCAGATGATACCACAGGTCTTATCGCTGTAAATCTTTTAGTTGTTCCTCTGTTTCCATAATAAATAAAAGCTGTTTTAGCACTACCCTGAATAGCTGTTCCTGCATCACTATTACCATTATCTGCCTGATGAACTTTTGTATTACCACCAAAATATAATACACCATTCAATAATGCCCAACTATAAGAATTTTGCCCTGTAAATTTACCCCAAGCTCCTGTGTTTAAATTAACTGCATATTGTATAAAAGAACCACTTACATCATTAGGAACATTAAATAAACCATACTGTCCCTTTGGATAAATAATAGCTTCCCAGCCAAAAGTAGATTTAAAATTAGTTACACTGCTTAAAACACTGCCACTAATTTTATCTGATATAGCTTTAGCATAATTAGCTTCGCTTTCTGCATACATTTGTGTTAAAGGTATAAACCCAGCTTCTGTTATTACTATAAGCTCTGCCCCTACATTAATTACACATCTTTTTCCAATAGGTCTTGCTATTTTAAATACACCTACTAAAGACCATTTTGTTGCATCACTTGGGTCTGTTCCTTGGTAAATTGCTACTTCTCCTTCTGAAGTAATAAAAGCAATATAATCATCTGAACCAGAACCACCATCTCTTGTAAGTGTACCAGCGGCAACTAAATAACCACCGAAATCAAAAATACTTCCTAATGCAAATGTAGCAACTGTTCCAGCAACAGAATTAATAGGCAAATAAGCAAAACTTAAACTATTATTTACTATAAAAAATAATCTTTCCTTAAATACTGTAACATTATTAATGGTAGAGCCAGTTATGCTGTTTAGGGTCGGAGTTGCCCATGCACTACCATTATAATGTCTGGGGGAATCTGCCCCATTAACCATAAATAAATAAGAGCCACCAGATATTGTAAAATTTACATATTCCCATTTTGCATTAGACAAACTAGAAACTACTGCACTTCCCACAGAACCTGATGATGTAACATCATATACATTTGTACCACTTGCTGCAAACAATTTATTTGTACTAGGAGAAGTATAAGACATTAAAGTTTGCACTGTACTGGGCAAACCTGTTACATGGTCTGTAAAACCAGCTCTTAAACTTACATCTGTAGAACCAGGAAAAAAATTATCTAATCGAATAGCATCTGTTTGTGGCATAAGATCAGCAGCATCTCTTGTATTCAAACCACCAATAGGAGCAGATAAAGATGTGCTTTTCCCTGTAGGATTAAATACTGCCATTACTTTTTACCTTTATACCCTGAAGCATATATAGCTCTGGCTTGTCTTTTAGCCTTACCTTTTGATTTATATACTTTTCCTTTTGTTCCAAACCTATAACCACCCTTTACTTTTTTAACAGGCATTATAGTGAAAAGTTTCCTTCTGGTTCGTTAACAGGTAGATATAGTCTATTTGGTCCTGCCATACGAATGATTTGCTTTGCACCATCTTTGGATTGCTTTTCTGATAATTTTAATCTGTATTCCTGAAATTGATTATCATAAGGCAAACCCTTTTGTTTTAAAAATCTCCATATTACACCTAGTGTAATTAAATCTTCATCTAATACTGTTGTATTTGCGTCTGCTGCATAACTTGTTGCATTAGCTGATGAGCCAGATGTTATTACCCAATTCTTTCCTATATACTCAAAATATACTGATTGCCCAGCAGGAGGAGTTGGATGAAATAATAACGCATTGCCTCTTATTCTAAAGTAATTTGTTATCCCACTGCTTACACTTGCTTTTAATCGTTGCCATTGTGAGTTATTAAGAGGTCCGTAATACTTTCTATCTGTGGTTCTATTCCACATAGTATCATTACTAAATCTTAAAAAATCAGAAGCTATCGTACTCATATCTCCCTGGCTTTCTGCTGCAAGTGTAGTATGAGCTTCTTCTTTAATTAATGTTTGCCAGTCATACCCTGCAACAAGATTTTTACCTTCTCTGTTGGCAGCCGCTAATAACTGTATGTTTGTAGTATCGGTTGAACCTACTACAGTAGAAGGAGATGGTACTCCTATTTCATTAGCTGCATTCTGGCATATTGTTAATAATGTCATTCTTTACCTACTATTTGTTGAGGTTTAATGTCATGTTCTTTTGCTAAATAATTTCTAGCTTGTTTTCTGCAATCTAATACATCTTTGCCTAATCCATGACAAGCACCATCAGATAAGTCTGCTAACTGTTCTACGGATGTAATCCCTTCCATTTCGAAAAATTTTTTTTTACTTTTATTTAAAGATTTTAATTTTGTTAATGGTGTTTCCTTTTTTTTATTAGTAACAGATTTCTTATTTTTATAATAAGCATTGTACTCATTAGGAAACTCTTGTTTTATATGTTCTTCTTTTTCACTCATTTTATAAATTACAGTATTAGGGTCGCCAATTAATTTAATCTCTACTAAATCAAAAGAATCTGTTGGGTCTCTGTATATTGTTATTCTTCTATTTCCTGCCATTTTTATCTCCTTTTTATGTGGGAGACTTGCATCCCCCACATAGTAATAAAGTATATCTTACAAAAGAAAATCGCAAGCGACTTCTTTGTCTGATATATCTCCAGCAAAAGCACAGATATTATCTGTAATTGCTGTTGCTAGGTCCAAAGTGCCATCTGAAGAACCAGTTGGAGTTAATGGGTCTCCGTCTGTACCAGCTGTCAAAGCAGTAGTTAATGTTGCTGCACCTCTAACTTGAATCCAACAATATTGTCCATCAGTAGGAGCAGATTGTAATACTCCAGCACCGAGTTCAATACTATCAGATAAATCGCTAGTTACAGAATTATTTTTATACCCATCAAGAGTATAATAATATGCAACATTGCCACTAACAGCAGCAACACTACCTGAACCTGTATCGTATTGGACATACTTGTAAATTTTACCATCTTCTGTTTGCCCTAGTTGTCCTAGTTTAAAAGTAGAAGTATCACTTACTTCAGTTATATCCATTCCAGTAATATAAGCCATAATTTATCCTTTCTTATTATGCTTGTATGATGCCTTGTCTTGCTCTGTTTGAACAGGTCATGTTACCTGCCCATACTACAGGCAATACCATAGCATCTTGGTTAACAGAAGCCTTCTCACCCAAAGGAGAAAATTCTCTACCTTGAGCTGGACGAAGGAATATATAGTCCGAGTTAAGCATATACATCTTACTTGCTGGACATTGGTCATCATAATAGACTGGTGCATCCATAAACATTAAGTTCATAAATCCAGCACTAGCTTTATCATCACTTGTAAATCTTTGGTTGGTCTGTAAAGAGGACCAATAAAATTGAAAGTAATTAGATGCTGCTACAATGCAGTCTGGGTGATCTGCACCTCTAACTGTGTTTAACCATAGTGTGTTCATAGCTGTCTGTATAGTTGTAGCACTAGGAGTTACACTCTCGGTACTAAAATCATACACTTGGTTTTGCCAGAAAGAATAGGTAGTAGAATTAATACCACCAACTGTGTTTCCAACAGTACCAGGAACTATCAACTGTAATCCACCTAGTTCTTTTCCATCTGTACCTGTGCCATCAGCATATAAGCCTGTAGCCATAGTATTTTTTAGAGTTTTTTCTAAGTTTCTTACTCTTGATTTAAGTAAGTTAAAGATTGCTTCTTTACCAGAGTTTTCGACCTGCTCTAAACCAGAAATAACCACATTACCAGCTAATTGCTTATAATTAAATTCAGCTGCTGTAAATGTATTACTTGTGCTTGTGTCTAAAACCTCGTAGCCACTGTACCATTTTGCAGTTGAGTTAGTTGCGTATTCTAATTCCTGCACATCTCCTT